GTTCTTCTTCCGTTAGGTTTTCATAAGGATTTGACATACTAACATTCCCGGATACTTCTACCTGGCTTCTATCGTTCCATCGTTCAGAGTCAGTATTTTTTAATGCGAAAATAATCGCTGTTGTGTCTGCAGGAATTATTTTTTTTATTTTTTTAATGTGTTTTTTCGTAATTACTCCATTTTTATCAACCCACTGTTCTTGTTGTACTTCTTCAACTTCACGATCCTGCAATTTATCCCTAAGAGCTGATTCTGCTTTTATTGCGATATAACGAGGTTTTGCTTTTTCTGCTTTTTTTAATAGGTCCGACAAGTCCGAATACTCTTTTTTATATTTTAAAAAAGTTGACTTCGCAATTCCTAATTCTGCTGCAATAGCTACCAAGTCCCAATCATGAGAACGCCAGAAAAATATATCATCAAAATAAGGCATTACATGTGTTTCGTATTTTGACTTTACCATTTCTAAACCTCCTCTCTAAATAAAAAAATTAGTTAATTTTAACCGCCTTTTCCCCAGTGAGTTCCTCCCAACGTCTGATAATTACATCAGCATAACGAGGGTCAAACTCCATAAGATAAGCATTTCTTCCGTTTTGTTCTGCAGCAACCATCGTTGTACCTGAACCACCAAATAGGTCTAAAACAATATCGCCTTGTTTGCTAGAGTTTTGCATTTGATAGTCAAATAGAGCAACAGGTTTCATGGTTGGATGATCACCGTTTCTCTGTGGTTTATCAAAATTGAGAACCGTTGTTTGATTCCGGCCTGAATACCATGAATGAGACGCGCCTTCTAACCAACCATAAAGACAAGGCTCGTGTTTCCATTGGTAGTCTTGACGCCCTAGGACCATTGAGTTTTTATTCCAAATAAGCTCCTGCTTAACCATAAATCCGGTTTCTTCGATAGAAGTATGGAAATTAACAACCTCTGATGATGCATACCAACAATAAAAGGCCGCTCCTTTTTTCATGACTGATTTGGCTGCTTCAAATACATCAACCAAGAAAAGATGAAAATCTGCAGCACTTTTTGAATCATTTTCAATCGTGAGGGCATCTTCTGTTTTTCCTTGGTAAGCCACGTTGTAAGGTGGGTCAGTCAATAGCAAATCTGCCTGCTGTTCGCCCATAAGGGCCTTGACTTGCTCACAGTCGGTAGAATCCCCAACCATTAAACGATGACGCCCTAGTTGGTAAATATCGCCCAATTTTGAGGTTGGTTCTTCTGGCGGGGTAGTGTCAAAGGCCTCATCTTCGATAACTTCCTTTTCTTCTTCGATTTCAAAACCAAATTCCATCATGTCAAAGTCGATTTAAGCAAGTTCTCCGAGTTCAATAGCTAACATCTCATCATTCCACGTTGCTATTTCCCCCACTTTATTGTCAGCAAGTCTGAATGCTTTAACCTGTTCTGGGGTAAGATCATCAGCAACAATGACAGGGACGGTTTCAAGTCCTAATTTTTGCGCAGCTTTGAGCCGTGTGTGTCCGTTAATGATTTCATTGTTTGAATCAACAACAATTGGAACTTTAAATCCAAAGTTTTTAATTGAACTTGCGACTGCATCGACTGCTTCGTCATTATTTCTTGGATTATTGATATAGGGAATAAGCTCGCTAACTTTTTTTATGATTGTTTCCATATTTCCTCCATAATAAAAAAGCGCCTTAGCGCTTTTTATTTAACTGCCGTTACGAGTCCTGCTCTGAAAAAACCTTGTATTTTTTTGAGCTGCTACACAGTTATTCAGGATAACGGAATCGAACCGCTCTAAGCTAGCTTATGAAACTAGTGTGACGCCTTGCCACCCATCCTGTTTAATGTACTAGCTCTTGCAAAAACTGAGTACAAATGGCTATTATTTCTTTTTGTGCTTGCACCCTGCACCGGGTTGAATTAGGAAATGTATAGCCACACGCCTAATTCATTTGCGCCATATAATGGCAATAGCAAGCCACTGGTTCGAGCAATGACTTGCTTAGAAGCAAATTCAAACCGATACTTATGATATTTTGTGCTTTTTCCTTTTACTTCATAATACAAGTATATCAGCAAAAACAAGGGTTGATGTACCATTTTTAGGCAATTTCGATTCTTTTTTTGCCTATTTTGTCCCTTTCAAATTAAGTGAATAACAAAAGAATAGATGTCATTCCTAAATTTATAATAAGCAGCTTTAGCTTTCTTCTGTGGAACTTCAAATCCTTGAACATCCAATTCTTGCATTACTTGATACCAGTATCTGCCATTATATCCTTCACATTTTAGTCTTATTACCTCCTTTTCAACTTGAATCAAAGGTAGATACCAGATGTCGATTTGTCTTATCAATTCTCTTAATCTGATTAATTCCTCATCATTTTCAAGCGCTTCTTTATTTAAGACGTGACTTTCAGGTTCAGAACCGCCAGAATAAGCTGTATGGATTCCTAAGTTATCTACTTTTTGTTTATAAAGATATCTGCTTTCAATTGATTTTATTCTGGCTTCAAGTCTGCCATTCACGTAATCTCCAATAATTCTATCTAACTTATCTGCCATTCATCAAATTCTCCTTTTGTGGTATAATTAAGTTAGAAAACTTCTTGCCGAAGCCCATTGCAGTGGGCTTTTTTTGTTTAATTAAAAGAGTTAATTCCAAAAGCGACCACTATAATAAAAATCACAGCTAATATTGCAAATATCCATAACCCGATAATCTTAGCTAGTAAATATATACCTAAAACATACAGCATAAACAAAGCAACAATTCCAGTTGCAATTAGTAATGATTTACCCATTTCTCCTCCAGTTGAGTTTAGCGAGTTCCTAGCTCAGTATGATATAATATAACTGACCGAAAATAATATAATAAGTTGTCGTAAATCGTATTTCGCTCAAGCTTGGTCAGCTTGGGCTTTTTTTGCATTCAATCCATGTGTTTATCAAGCCATTTTTCAGGGAACACGTTCTCAGACTCGTCAAGGTCTGAGCGGTTGAAATCATAAATGAAGCACCCAGCATTATGCTTGAGTATTTCTCCGCATCTTACGCAACGGTCTTCGCTCATTGTAAATGGCAATGGTTCCCACTTATGCCCGAACAGCTTACACAAAAGTTTCATTTAATTACCCTCATACCAGTAGTCATCTGGCTTTCTCGTACAAATCCATTTCGCTTTAAATCAACAATAAAATCAGTCACAAAGTTGTATCCTAAATTTAAAGCAAGTTTTCCTAGATAGTTGTCAAATTCGTGTTCTTCTGTCAAAAAATCATCACATAAAGTCTGTTCATCACTTGATTCTAGCCAATCTGCAACATCGTTTCTTACTTTCATTCAATCCCTCCCCACCAGTCATTGACCAGCGATATTAGTTTGTCGGTCATTCAAATCTCCTTAATTTGCTTGTCTGTATTTTTCCATAACTTTGGGATATTTACTAACAAATTGTAATTGTTCTTGATGTAAACGGCTAGACCAATGAAAAAGTCTATCAATTTCAGCTAAAGCACTTAACTTTTCGTGAATCTCTTTAATGTAAAACTCTGCATTTCCTACTGATTTCCAATATGCTGATGTTCTAACTGTATTCCCATTTTCAGCAAGTTTACTTGCGTTAATATCAGCCTTTTCTTTTTTCTTTATCAGACTATCAATTTCTTTGAATATAATCTTTAACAACTTTATTTGGTAGTCTTGCACGATTTTAACTGTTGTCATTCTCACGCCTCCACCACTTTCACTAAATCAACTCCAAGGGCTTTACCTGTGAGGTAGGCAATAGCGATATTAACTTGGTTTTCATCTGGGAGTAACCATACTAACCGCATTCTAGTTTCTTCATCTATTTCCTCTGCTCGCCATAACAAACCCCAAATACTACGACTATTTTTTATTCTGACAAATTCATTAAAAATATCATCCAACTCGTCTGCAATGCTTTTAGGAATCGTGAGCTGGGGTTTATTTAATCTAACTGCCTTTAATTCAAAATGTTCTTCACATTCTGGACATTCTAAAATATTATTAACTGAAACACAGTCATTCCATGAATCAAGTTCATAGCCACAATTCGGACATTTTTTATTACTCATCGCCGCTCCCTTCAATTTTTTCACCACACATTGGACAAAAGCTTGGATAAATTCTATAAAATCTTTTACCTGTCATTTCATGCAAGTTATCCATAACTGCTTGTTCTGGTGTAAGTGGTTGTAGCAATGGTCTAGCATATTGCACAACCCTCATATAATATTCGCTTTTACATTGATTACAGCTCATCATCCCCTCCAATCTCTGCGAGTGCTTTTTCTAAATAAGGCAAAATCCAGTCTGTTTGAATAGTTCCTAAATGCCCATCATGATTAATCGTTCCAATAGCATGCTCGATATTCTTTTTCGCAGTGTTAAGCTGTTCTTGGAGTTTTTCAATATCATCACGTAAAGACTGTACATATTTTGCCTCTTCAAGTTCTTCGAGTTCAATTTCTCGTTTACTTAATATTTTAGGTAAATCGCTCATTCATCTTCCTCCGCTTCAAGCGCCGCATTCTCAGCTAGCACAACATCAATATTCTTTCCGGTCACTTTTTCGATATAATCAACTGCAAGTTTATGAGTTTTAGCTAGGTCCGCAAGCTTTCTGTCTATAAGGTTTCCAACAACAATATCTTGAGTGATGGTTGCTGCAACGCTCGCTTCAATCAACGTTTGAATGCAGCTCTCTAATTCTTCTTGGAGTTTTTCAACCGAAAGTTCGTCAGTGTCTGAAGAACA